TTTGATCAAGACTTTGATAAGGCGTGGGATTTAAAGGATAGATTCTGTGCAGAAAATAATTTAAACATACCTTCTAAAGCAGAGTGTATACTATGTGAAATGATTTATCAAATGGGTTTCGGAGGAGTTAGTAAGTTTAAAATGATGATTACTGCCCTACAACAAAATGATTTTGTAGAAGCAAGTCTTCAGATGCTCGATTCGAGATGGGCAAAACAGACCCCTAATCGGGCTAACACACTAAGTAAACAAATGGAGGAAGTATGATAACAGAATATATATCAAAAGCTACAGATAAATGGAATGGTCTTAATAAGAAAGGTAAGATTATTGTACTCGCTGTAGCTTTAATTATCGCAGTCGCTTTAGTACAAGCAGTTTAATGAAAAAGAAATCTAAGAAGCCTAAACCTGCAGCTAGTAAGCAAAACAGGGAAGGGCTTCTTAGAATGCTAGGAGTAAAAAATGGCAACAACAGCAACACAAAATCTAACACAACCTCTGATGAGTCAGATAGTAAGAGAACAACCTGAAGTTAATATGGAAGGTAATGTTACCAATTCATCTATTGTAAAAAATTTATTAGATGCTATGAGGGATTTAAACTTTAATGACCTAGTGACTAACTTTGCTAGTGTATCTGGAACAGAACCTATTAATAATAAAGAAACAAAAAGTACAGAAGGGTTAATGGCAGAAATTAAAACGCCACCTACTCCAAAAGAAGTAGAAGAATCTCAAGAGGCACAGCCACAGCAAGAGTTTATAGCACCTGAAGCACCTACACCTACCTCAGATGCTATGAAAATGAATCAAGTATATAGACCCCCTGCAGCTATAGAAGAGAATACTGATACAGGATTAATGACTGCAGTTTAAAGTGCGTTTACTAAACTTGTAAGTTCTTCATCAAAGGAGTGAGTCCGGGACTTACAGTGACTCACTATAGCATTTATCATACTAGGATAATAACCTTTACCTAATTTTTTAATGACTTCTTTACTAGGTAGAGATTCATGATCAACTACTACAGCCCCCTTATCAGTTATGAGGACTGTAGTTTTAAATAAGACAGCAGTGTCTTTCATTATTTTTTCTTATCACCTTCCTGCACAAACTCAGGCTTTATCTTTGGGTCTAACTTAGGCAATTTAGTTAGTAAGGCTATCAGCTGCACTACTTCTGCATAAGGTCTTGTAAACATATACTTTAATATATTGTTTATTTGTTCTTGTGTTATTAAATAACTATTGTCCATCTTCCTCCTGTATGGTATATACCATATATCTTTTATACGAAAATCCCTGAAGCTGTTCTGCTTCACTTCTAATCTCGACTAATCTGCGTGCCGTTTCAATATCATCAAAATGGGCTATGACATCATGGTCTACTTTTTCTAATGTTTTATATTCAGTTGCTTCAACAACTACATACTTAGGTCTTATCACATAACTAGCCATTATATTTGTTTTAACTCCCCTGCTATAGCACTATAAGCAGCCATATCTATATAAGTATCTTCAGTCACATTACCTGCCTTTGTTCTGGCCATCTTAAGTAAAGTCATCATCAAAGCAACGTCATGTCCTGTGATAGTCACATTTAAAAATGCAGACCAAAGCCTGGCTATATTATTATGCATAACTTCTTTATCACCATACTCTTTTGCCCTATCCCCTGATATAAGTTCATCAGCTATGTTCAGCAGCTCATTTGCGTTTTTCATATTTCTTTTTTAACTCCTTAATATTTATTGTTTCTAAATCGTATTCGCCTTTGTCTACGTTTCTTTTTACTATTAATCCACTCCACCACAATCGTTGTGAAGCTTTAGCAAAAGGCTCTCTGTGGTGTAAATAACACCCTGCATTCAATCCCATAATTTTTCTACCATTATGCATAGATCTAATTGCGTAATCAAATAAATGAGAATGCCCTACAGTAGCTGATTGAAAGTTCTTTTTCAATAAGTTAGAAGCTACATAATCTCCGCTAATAGGCTTACCCATCACACCACTTGCTATATTATGACAGTATAGTATGCCATCTATTTCTATTATCTTTTCATATTCATGAACCTCCCATCCATATTTTTCAAAAGGTATATCGCTTACACTTAGTTTACCATCCAACTCAGGATTGTCTTCAACAAATTTAGTTATTCTATATTCATGGTTACCCTCCAACATTATCTTTTTACATTTCTTAACTTTTAAATGCTTGTTAAAATTATGCAGTGCTTCTTCTGCATGATCTATTTCCCTACTATATCTTCTCCCCTCGAAAGCTTTCTTTCCTCTATCAAAGTGTGATAGAGAATCCATATTTACCCAATCACCCAGGCATATAATTACGTCTGGCTTTACTTCATTTGCAAACTTAGCAGCCCAAATAAATCTGTCATTACTTACTCCCATTTTTACATGAGGGTCAGGTATTATTAAATGCGTAGTCATTAATTTAATCGCTCCCTTCTACGTTTTAGTATCTCTTCAAAGCTAATACTGTTAGTTTCTTTTTGTTCATGCATAGCGTCTATGCCATATTCAAAAATCCAATTAGGATCATCCATAGCAGCTTTGACCATACCATATGCCATTGTTAGTGCTACTGCATAGTTTTCTACTTTAGGCATATTAGTAGGGGGTAGCACATTACATTCATATCCCTCATCAGTAGGGTCTATTGAAATGTAAATAGGTAGTCTTTTTTTATCAGACATTTTTCTCCTTTATCAAGTAAATGAAATGTTCTGCATCAACTATAACTAAAGGCTCATGCTGATTCATTTTTATAATTGCAACAGCAGTCTCGTCTTTCTTTCTATGACTGTCTGCTTGATTCATAATATCGTAAATACCTTTAAATGTTTCTTTGTTCTTACATTCTATGCAATAAGGTATAAGTTCTTTTGCTTTTGTAGACAGTTTAATATCAACACCAGACTCTCCCATAACAGCACCTGCTACATCATCTTCTGTTAAACCTGGAAAAGACTCAAGTAGTTTTTCTTTTACCCAGTTTTGTAGCCTTCTACCTTTTGCTTTTCTACTCCTGGTTTTCATTTTCCTCCCTAGGATTATCTACTTTAGTATACCAAACCCATTTTGGATTTAGTGCTTTTGATTGTTGTTGTGGTAAGTATTGCAACTCAGCACCCCAACAAGGTTTCTTGTATGCACAGAATCTACATTCTAATCCTAGTGTTCTATTGCCTGTAGTCTTTCTATTAAAAGTTTCCTCTTGATCTTCAAACAATCTTTTAAATGGTGCATTAGATTGCAGGGCCTCTGCATTTTTTCTTGCTAGTTCTATAGCATCTTTAGAATATTTTTCATCAGACAAAGGGGTTTCAGTAACAGCCCACTCTCCTGTAGATTTATTGATAGCTATCCATCCACCAAAATCTGTGCCTGCTGATTTAGCATAGAGATATCCTTGAGACACATACCCAAAAGTATCTTGTTTTAGAATGGCATCAAATCCCCCCTCATCGCTAAACTTATTATCAAATGCCCAGGGTGATGCACTCTTTATATCCCAAATTTTATTCTGTATTTTAACATCATAAGCACCATTAATATTGTGCTTACCTAACTTTAATTTTACATGTTTTTGTAACTCCTCTATATGTATACCTGCAGCTTTCATTATTGCTACAGCAGATGCTTCTATAAGATCGCCAAATAGATTCCTCATCTTAAAATTATAAGGCATAGCTTCTGCCTCTGCACCAGACTTCTCCATTTGTAATTGGCACAAAGGTCTACCAATACTAGACATCCTTATTCTAAATTTATCTTCCCTAGTATCTGTAAATTGTTTTTTAAAAGCCTCTTTACATGCCTCGCCAAATTCATTAACAATCGTGCTAGATATGTCCACAGAGGCTTTATTAGCCTCTGTGAGAAGCATTTGTACTCTATTTAAAATAGAAGACATTAAGTGGCTAAGAACTCCTCTGGAGCATCTTCAGTGACAGCCTCAACTATCTTAGCACTATCGGCATCAGTCTTAGCCGATGAGTTGGCCTGCTTCCATTGCTCAGATACTTTTAGGTTTTCTTCATTTATAAGATCATTAAACATATCCATATGTTCTAAGTCTTTTTTAGAAAACTCTACTTGTTTATCATCAACACCTATAGAAGCTATGTAGAATATGTTATCACCATTCTTTTTTCTTTTGCTAGAAAGATTTAATACATGATTAAACATCAAACTATTTCTACCTTTTAAACCCTTTAGTGTTTCACCTATAGGTTTAAAGTTCATGCCTGTGACTCTCCAAAGAACAGGCATCTCTTTAACTGCTGTAGCATCACCATTTGCTTTTGTACATTCCATACTTAGCAAACCATACACAAGTCTATAGCACTTGATATTTTTTTGTGCGTCTATCTCAGCATCAGTTAGTTGCTCTTTATCTTTACCAATAACTTTACCACATCTAACACCACCTTTGGTATCTATAGGCTCGTCTTTCCAGGACTTAAAGATTACAGATGTTGATGCATATTTATTGTCAGCAGCATCATACTCCATATACTGATAAGCATTAATGAAAGGTCTAAACTGTACAGTTTTATCCTTCAAACCATAGACTCTATCTTCTGATTCAGGGTCATAGATAGTATAAACTCCTGTCCTCAAGGAATTACCATCATCATCCTCTCCAGCTCTATTTATAGTTAGTCTAGGTAAAGTGCCAGACCCCATTTGAGATCCGTCATCTTGCCCTGTTAGTTTCATAATCTCTTCTGTACTTAAATTATGAAACGCTTGTACGTCATTGCTCATTCTGCACCTCCTGTGCTATTTATAATAATATATTACCATATATATTAAATTTGTCAAACAAAAACAGAAGTATCTAACCAATTAGATCCTGATTTTATTTCTACGTCTAGTGGAACATCGAAATCAACACCATACATTTCTCTCATTTTATCAACAACACCAAGACAACCATTTTTTAAACAATCAGCTACTATTCTTTCCTCACCAGGAAAAACATCAGCTACTATGGAGTCATGTACAGTATTGATTAAGATGCTCTTTGTGGCATTGTCCTCTAGCAATTTTTGAGAAAGGATACACGCTAGAGGAACAATGTCAGCAGTGGCGAAGCCCTGCACAGGATAATTTTTTATCTGTGTTGAAAAGCTTGAGCCACCCCATGGCATGCGTTCTGCATTTGGAAAAGCATATTGTCTACCTGAAGGTAGCGTCACGACTTTATGCCGTATTGCTTGATCTTGCAGCTTATCATGCCAAACTTTTATATCAGGATATTTTTTTAAGAATGCTGTGTAGTACCTCTTCTCTTCTTCAGTACCAGACATACCGCCATACAAAGGTTTAAATGTATGTGCCTTTGCATTTTGCCTATCACAACCAATAGTGTCAGCAGTAAATTGATGAACATCAACACCATCTAATATATCCTGTAGTCCCTGTCTATCTTTAGATAGAAAGACAGCAACTCTAAATTCTAATTGGGCAAAATCTATTTCCATAATTTTACCATTGTCAAATCTTGATCTTATAACTTTTCTTATAGGAAATGTCCCACCTCTTGGTTGATTTTGGAAGTTAGGGTCACGGCTAGAAAGCCTACCTGTTGTGGTAATACATTGCATAAAGTTTGGATATAAGTAATTAACTTCTGTCTTGTGCTTCTTAATACCCTCAACAAAAGTTTTTAGATAGGTATCTAAAGCATTATACCTGGATATCTTTTCTACAAAGCTTCTTAACTCTTGATCTCCTGTAGTCCCTATCTTTAATAATGTACGCTTATCTGTTTTAAAACCACCTTCAGCAGCATCCATATAAGAATCAGCAGTCACCCCAAACCCTGCTCTTTCTTTTGTATTTACATAAACAAAACCTTTTGAAGAACAGTCTGTGCACTTGCTTAAATTTTTAAAAGGTTCTCCATTTACTTTTATTCTTTGTATATATCCTTTGCCATTACAAGAGCTGCACTGCTCTGCTTTTGTTTTGTAGATAGGGCATAAAAACATTTGGCATATCTTTTTTAATTCTAATTTAGAATAAGGAAATCTTTTCTTTGGTTTCTTTGTAATCTTATCTATACCTAAATTAAATTGCACTGACCATTTCTTTTTGTCTGTGACTTTAGAACCATATACTAACCAAGATAATTGTTCAGGACTAGAGGGATTGATAGCAGTGTCACCCATCTTCTCATAAATTATCTCATCTAACTCTACTCTTAGCTGATCATGCTCTTCTTGAAAGTCTTTCTCAACCTGCAAAAGTGCTTGATTATCAATGAAAATACCATTGTTTTCCATCTTTGCTAGCACAACTAAAAACTCACACATCATCTTTGCAGTTTTAATTAGCTGCTTGTTTTTTGGTATTTTAAATTGCTTAATCTGTGCATCAAATAAAGATCGTGTAGATTTAATATCAAATCTTCCATACTCTTCTAGCATGTTAATAGGTACGTTTTCAAATGATGTTTTGTTTTTTATAAACCCATCCATCAAGTCAGACTTCTGTGTAACATTTCTTCTGGCACAACAGTCTTTTAATTTTAGACTTGTCTTTAAGCCTCTGTTTAAAAGATACTCACCTACCATTGTATCGTACACCCTGCCTGTATAAGTAAACCCAGACTCCCATAACCAAATTAAATCAAACTTAATATTGTGGCCTACTAACAAAGTAGTTTTATCTAGCATATCTTGTACTGCTTTTCTGTCAGGGGTGCCGTGATATTCTCTATGTTTAAAAAATATATACTCATCATTCAATCCCATAGATATTAAAAAGTTATTAGGATTTTTAGATGAAGGGTCTAGTTTACCTTCTTCTGTAACTTGAAAGCTAGTCTCTACATCAAATGTTGTTATCATATTTTCCTCGCATAAACTAATTTTGGTCTTAGGTTAGAGTAATCCCAAACTCTTTTACCAGAAAATTTTTCTTCTTGTTCTCCTGATACTCTTTTGCATGTATACCCTTTTGTTTTGCCTAAGTAAATCCACTTATCTTTTTTATATAATTCTGCAGTTCTAGGAGGTTCTATCAAAGATTCAAATCCTAAAACACTGTCTCCATATTTACTTTTCCAATCTTTTTCTATAGATTCTCTCCAAGTTTGTAAAACTTTTGTAGTAAAATTTCTCATAGGATAGCGGTTATTAACTTTTCTAATATGGTAGAAAATATTGTTAATTATTTTAGTATAGCTAGATTTGTCTATTTCAAAAAACTCATTTCTACCAGGTAAGTTTAGTGTACAAGAACCCCCAATGATGTGCCCATAATAGTTATGGTCATGCATTATAGCGTAACATATGTTTCTACCTACAAAACCTTTTGGCTGTGAGTAATGGATTTGCATTAAGTCTTTTAATCTCTCGTCTGTTCTCTTTGTCTTTTCTAACTTAATCATTCTTCATACCTCGACAATTCTGGTACAATCATACAAGGTATCATACCATGCCAACCTGTGATTTTATTCTTA